TCCCACGAAGAAAGACCCGCGCCTGTGGATCAAGCCGGCCGACGCGCCGGAAGATTTCGCCGCCTACGGTCGCTACAACGCGACGGACGTGCAATCCGAAGCCGAGGTGAGCATCCGATGCCCCGACCTTGAGGGCGAAGAATTGGAATTCTGGCAGGCCGACCAGGCGATCAACTGGCGCGGCGTGCACATCGACCGGCCAGGGGTCGAGAATTGCATCGCGATGATCGACCAGGCACACGACGTCTACAACGCGGAGCTCCGGCAGATCACCGGCGGCGCGGTGAACGCGGCAAGCGAGCTCGCCAAGCTGAAAGGCTGGCTCGGTGCCTACGGCGTGTTCATGGGCGACGGGCCCGGCACGATGGATGATGACGCGATCGAAGCGAAGATCAACGAGCTCGAGCGCGCGCCCCAACCGAATCCGCTCCCGATCCGCGCGCTGCGCATCCGTCAATTCATCGGATCGGCCAGCGTAAAGAAGGTTTACGCCATGGCGAACCAAGTGTGCAGCGACAACCGCTTGCACAACCTCTTCAGCTATCACGCAGCGCGCACCGGCAGGCCCACCGGAAACGGCCCACAGCCGACGAATTTGCCCAAGGCGGGGCCGGTGGTCTACCTGTGCGGTTGCGGCCGCTACAGCGCCCGCGCAGCGTCGTGCACGTGGTGCAACGTGCCGCGCCCCCCGTCGATCAAGTCGGTCGAGTGGTGCGTCGAGGCGGTCGAAGACGCGCTGATCGTGATGGGCACCCGAGACCTTCGGACGCTCGAATACCACTTTGGCGACGCCATGCTGGCCGTTTCCGGGTGCCTGCGTGGCCTGTTCACCGCGGCCCCCTACCACGACCTCATCGCAAGCGACTTCACCGCGATCGAGGCGGTCGTGCTGGCAGTGCTAGCCGGCGAAGAGTGGCGGCTCGACGTGTTTCGCGCCGGCCGCGACATTTACCTCGAGTCGATCAGCCGATCGCAGGGCATCCCGTTCGATGAATTGGTGGCCTACAAAAAGCAATACGGCATGCACCACCCGCTGCGCCAGGGCGGCAAGATTCAGGAATTGGCCCTCGGCTTTGGCGGTTGGATCGGCGCGATCAAGGCGATGGCCGTGCAGCTGGGCATCGAGTTGACTGAGACGGACGCCGAACTGAAAGACGATATCGTCGCCTGGCGCAACGCGTCGCCGAACGTGGTCGAGTTCTGGGGCGGGCAATCTCGGGACTTCGGCCGTCGGCCCGGCATGTTCGGCCTCGAGGGTGCGGCGATCCAGGCCGTGTTGAATGAGGGTGTGCGCATGCCTGTTGCGCGCCTCGACGGCACGCACTCGGGCATCAGCTACGAAATGAAAGACGACGTACTCTACTGCCGGTTGCCGAGCGGTCGCTACCTGACCTACCACCGGCCGCGCCTGCAACAGACCGGCACCTGGCGCGGCTACGCCCTCTCGTTCGAAGGCTACAACACGAACCCGAAGTCCGGCCCGACCGGCTGGCTTCGTATGCCCACCTACTCGGGCAAGCTATGCGAGAACGTGGTGCAGGCCGTGGCGCGCGATATCCAACGGCACGCGATTGTGAATCTCGAGCGGCGCGGCTATCCTGTCGTTCTGCATGTCTACGACGAAGACGTGAGCGAGGTGCCGCAGGGATGGGGATCGATCGAAGAATTCGAATCAATCATGAACACCCTTCCGCCCTGGGCGAAGGGCTGGCCGATCAAGGCGTCGGGCGGCTGGCGTGGCAAAAGGTATCGCAAGGCATAGGGTTATTTATTGACGGTTTCGTCAATAAAGGTTAGCCTTTAAGCACTTTCAAAGGAAACCGCATGATCAAACTTCTCACCCTGCTGGCCTTGTGCCTGCTCACCGCCTGTAAATTCTCGGTCGATACGCCTGACGTGCCTACCGGAACGGGGCGGGTCGTCGGAGCGATCGAAATGGACGGCTGCACTAATAAATGCGGCGTGATCACCGTCATCGAAGTCGAAGGCACAAAATGCATCGTCGTCGGCCGTTACAGCGCGGTCGCCATGTCCTGCAACTGGAAGGAGCAACAACCATGAACGAATTTTTGCGCGGCCTCGGCATCAAGTCGAGCACCTTCTACGGTACCTGCGCGCTGATGGCCGCGGTACTGATCTATGGCGCCTGGGCCGATCTGCGCACGCCCGAGCGCCGCGCGGCGATGGTCGCGCAGGCCAACACCGCAGCCACCCTCGATTCGATCCAGGAAAGCGCCGTAGGGCTGTGCCAGCAGGCAGTCACCGACTACACCAAGCGCAGCGCTTCGCTCGGCTGGCCGGCATCCGCTCGCATGCCTGGCGGTGACGTGATCGTGAAGCAGCCGTACGCCTTGGGCGCAGCGAAATTCGAAGCACGCTGCACGCTAGACACGGCCGGCGGATTCGCGGTCAACATGGACGATTGATATGCCACTGATCACCAAAAACGGCCTGTACCTCACGCGCACCGCGCTCGAGGTGGGCATCGTGCGCGATCGCGGCGTCGGCGAGTTCTGGCGCTGGGTGACGACGCGGGGCTACTACGTTCGTGACGACGGCCGCGCTTGCATCGGCGGCGAGACGTCGAGGGACTTGGTGAAGGAAATCACCCCGTGCCAGGCGCAAACCGATGCGGTCGACTCGATCATGGGGTCGGACTTCGTGTGATCAGTTTTTGGCAGGTGGCAAGCTGCCCGAGAGTGGTGCTGATTTCAGATCGTAGGGCGAAATAATCTTGTTCAGCCGCCCCAGTAAGTCGGGCGCCGGCGCCATCACCCACGCCGGGGGCACTGGCGGTGCCGGGCACGTCGGCGGGCCGGGCGGGACAGGTTGCAGCGATCCGCAGGCCGCGAGTACCGCGGGCGACAGCATCGCGAAGAGTCTGAATTTCATTTTGTGCCTCGTTGAGTCGTGCGGTTTCCTCGGCATCGATGCGCGCCGCTTCCGCGACCCGCTTCGCCTGCTTTTCCTGCTCGGCCTTCATCGCGGCAATCGTTGTCGCGTTCGCCGCGGCGATCAGCCCCGTGTGCACGGCGTGTAGATCGGAGAGCGCCGTATCCTTGCGCCAGCCGTTGGCGGTCCAGCCTGCGCCGAAGACCGCGACCAGCACGGCAGCGATCGCGGCAATGCGTGCGTAGCTCATACGCCGAGCTCGCGGCGCGCGGCCAGGTGGTTGGCGTCCCACTTCTCACGATGCGGCTTGCCGGGACGCCAGGTGCGCAGGTACAGCGCCCATCCGGCATTCGCCCATTCAGCGCCGTCGCGCGCGCTCGGCAGCGCCTTCGGGTCGGTCCAGTACAGCAGGCGCGCGGCGCCGGCGGCGAGCACATCATCGAATTCCATACTCTGCCAGATATCCATCGCCGTGAAGGGCACGCCGCGCGCCTCGCACAGTTTGCGCATGTGCGGCTCGCTGGCCGGGTGGGTCATCACCCCTTTCACGCCGCCGCCCCGTTCGAACTGCCAGAGACTGCGGGCCGGACCGTTGCCCATTTGCCGGCGCAGCTGCTGGGGGTCTTCTTGCAGGGTTGTCGCGAGCAGTTGCACGGTTGCGTCGGTCGATGCCATGCGTGCGGGGAGCAACGCATAGGCCGGATCGATCACGTCGGTGATGATCTGAGAGAGTTTCATCGCTGGCCTTTCGCGCACTGCACGTACAACGCAATCACTTCCACGGTCCACGCGCGATGCTCGGCAGGCGTGGGGCGATCCGAAAGCATAGGCAAGGGCGGGCAGGCGCGCGATTCAAGCGTCTGCGGCTCGCGTGGCGTGGCGAAGCAGCCGCCCAAGACCAGAGCCAGCAGCACAACGAGCGCCCTCATCGCTTTTCCTTCAATTGCCGGTTCGCTTCTCGGACGTTCTCATTCACCACGGCACCGGAAGGGGCCGCAGAGCGCACAGCACGCGCCGCCGCGCCCTTGGCGGATGCAGCGGCTACCTCGGCCTTCTCCGCAGACGCGTCGACCTTCTCGGCCGTTCGTTCGGTGCGCCGCGCGACGCGCTCGGTCAGCCGCGCGGTTGCCGCCAGGGCGATCGAGTGCGATTCCTGCAGGCGCTTGATTTCCTCGAGGCGGTCGGTGCGCTCGGCAACCAGGCGCGAGTCGGCGGCAGCGACACGGGCGTCTGAACCCTGCACGCCCACCATGTAGCCGATCATGATGCCGAAGCCGACAATCACCAGCAACAGCAGCCATTTTTCCGCCATCCAGGCCCAACGCTTATGTTTGGGATCGGTGAAAAAGCTATCCATTTCCTGCCCCCTTCATGCGAGAGACTTCGCTCTGCAGCGTGGCAAGCTGATCGGTGAGCAAATTCACTTTGCCCCGCAAAGTCCACAATTCTTGCATGACTTCTTCGCGCTTCGCGTCGGACGCAAGCCTGGCTTGCCGTTCAGCTTGATAGTCGGCGTTTCGCGTTTTCACGTCCTCGGCCCAGGCTGCTCGCAACGCCAGGTTCTCGGCCGCGGCGCGCTTGGCGTCTTCTGTGCGCGCCTCGCGCTCGTCCTCGAGCATCGTTTTGTACTGCGCCAACGCGGCGATCTGCGCCGAACTGTTCGCCGCCGCGTTCGCATCGTTCGGGCCGGCCGTCTTCAAGTAGCGCCAGGCAGCGATGATCGCCGCGGCCGTGCCGCCGACGATTGTGGCGATGCCCCCGGCACCCCCCGGAACGTCATTGAGGTCCGCCACGTCAGATCGCCGGCGGCTCGGGCCACACCACCGCGCCCGGGTAGCCCGGTTGCGTCTGCACCTTGCTCACCTTGGCGCGGTAGGCGACCCAGAGCGTCAGCTTCGCTTCGTCCTCTTCGGACGCTTCGCCCAGGTCGACCAGATCGCGCAGGGGTTCGATTTCCGTCGTCGCAACGGACATGCGCGCGCTTCGCTCGGCGAGCACCTGCTCGGGCGTTGCGGTGGGCGGCGGCGGGGGCGGGCCGAACATCCCGTCAACAAAGCTGTCGCCGAGAGCCACGCTCACATTCGCAGGGATCGCGACACAGTGCGCGACGAAATCTTCTGGATAGCGCTCGGAGAGCGGCACGTCCCGGGGCGTTTCCGGATCGGTCACGCTATCCACGAAAGGCGGGATCAATTCCCGGACGCGGCCGTCCTCGATGTAGGCGTAGGTGGTGCTCATGCGCTGTACTCCCGAATGATGATGACGCCGTTGCCGCCCTTGCCGCCGGTGCGTGCTGGTTGGCTGGCACTGTTCAGCGCGCCGCCGCCGCCACCGCCATTGCTGGCCGAGTTGAAACCGTCCAAATTGGACGTGATGTTCGAAATCGGTCCGTAGGCGCCCGGGCCGAGAAAGCTCGAGCCGCCTGCACCTGCCTGCGTGGTCGTCGGTCCGTAGAACGCGGGGGAACCCGTGCCGCCGGTGGCGAAGATATCAGCCGTGCCGATGCCGACGCTGGGCGGGACGCCCGTACCGGTGGGGAACGTGGGACTGCCGGAAATCGTAGCTGCGCCACCTGGCGAACCAGGACCGCCGCCCGCGTAACCCGTCACTGCGCCGAAACTCGACGTGCCGCCCGCGGCGCCCGGCGAGGCAGCGACGCCGCCAAGGCCCCCGGCGCCCACCGTATAGGAGACACCTGCAAAACCCGAGGTGATCTTTTTGCGGAAGTAGCCGCCGCCTGCACCGCCTGCACCTGCGGCCTGCTGGCCGGCGCCCGTGGCCGTGCACCCGCCGCCACCGCCGCCACCGCCGCAACCTTCGACCTCGATATACGCGGTACCGGGCAGCGGCGTGAAAACGTAGGTGCCGGGATTCTGCTGAATCGTCACGCCGAGCAGGCGACCGGGCGACAGGATCGCGCGTGCCGCTTCCACGAATGCGGTTGTCGCGACGCGAGTGTCGTTCGTCCCGGGCGGCAAAGTCGGGAACAACCCGGCGCCGACGAGCGCGTCGCGCAGGCTGAAAAAGTAATCCGGAGCAGGCACCACGCCCGTGAGGTCATAGATGGTCTTCAACTGCGAATATAGGTAATTCGCCTTCTCGTCAAAGATTTGACCCCACTTATTGAATTGCTCAACGGAGGGCGGGATTGGACCGATAAAAGTCCAACCAACTTTCCATTGATCATCTGTCAAAGGCTCGACGGTGCCGAGTTGCGCCCACTTGTAGCCAAACGCACTCAGGATATCAACTACAGCCATATCAAATCCCCCGGGCCATTACGCCCACGCCAAAACCATAGAAACCCTGCTCGACAAATCCGAAAGGCACATCGGTGCTTGCCGTCAAAACGAGGCCGACGCCTGCCGCTTTAGGAACCCAGCGTCGCGCATTCACCATGAGCGGATCGGACGGACCAGGCAGGCGATCGACGTGCACGGCGATTTTCGCATTTCCGCGGTCGTGCACATAGACCTGATTCACGTCGAGAATCGGTTTCAGTGCAGCGATGATTTCCGGGGTAGTGCCGTGCCCGTTGTTGATCGCGATTTTCCAATAGAGCAGGCGACGGTATTCGGGATCGAGTAGGGTAGTAGAGCCGCCGACGGAAAGCTCGTGCGCACGGCGCAGTCGACCCACGCCGAACCCCGCGATGCCGGGCTGGCTGATGAAGCCGAAAAACTGAACGTACACCACATCATCGATCACGCGCGGCAGGCCGACGATATCGCCGATGCCGTCAAGTTGCTTGCCTTCGGCCACGTCCAGCCAGCGGTCTCGCAGAAGCTCGAGCAACGCGGTTTGGATGCCGGCGAAGGGTTTGTAAAGCGCACGCGCAAGGGCCTCGAGGCGCGTGCCGTCGGGGAACTGCGCGAGCCAATGATTCCAGGCGATCGATGCGTGATCCTGCATCAGATTCGGACGCGTCACGCCCACTTCTCCGATCGCGTCGAAGGCGAAGAGGTCGAAGGCGTCACCGTCGAATGCTGGCATCAGCTGACCTCGATTCGCGACAGGTCGAAGCGCGCCACTTCGAAATCGGCGATCGTGATATTCGCTTCCACGTAGTCGCCAGGCGCCGGAGTGACCAGCGGCGACGAGGTTTCGGCAAGCAGCAAGTCGGCCTCGGCCACGCCCTTGACCGCGTGCACGGCGCCCAGCAGGCGCTGCCAGATCACGTCTTTGCCGACGCCGAGGGCGTTGCCTGCGGCGAGCAGGTTGTTTGCGATCTGCCCGAAGCCGTCGGCCGGGAACGGCTCTTCCGAGGCCGGCAGCAGCGTGATCGCCGCCTTGATCCAGATATAGACCGGCGTCGGCCGATCGTGGTGGATGAAGTGCGCAACACCTTCGCTGTCGATCACCTCTGTTTCGATGGCGCCGAACGTGTCGATGCCGGCCGCTTTGTATTGGAAGATCGCCGCGGCGATTTCGCTGTCGAGACCGCCCTCGGCCACGACGTGAATCGAATGCGGCGGGCGCCCTACGACGTCCACCGTGTCGGTGTCGTTTTCGAAGACACGGACGGAGCGCACGCCGGCCACGCGGGATTCGAGATTGGCTTGCAGGGCCGGCAGGGTGGCAGCGCCGAGGGCATAGACGCCCGACTTGTAGCGCGTGCGCAGTTCCGCATCCGTCTCGGTCTGTCGGCCGAGCGAAGCGGCCTGCAGATTGTTCACCGAATCCCAACCCGGCACGAGCGTGACGATATCGATTATCTCGCCCACCTCGGCGGTGTACGGTCCGCTTTCCACCGATCGCGCGAGGGCGGGCGAACCGAAACGGGTGACCTGAAGCGACGCGCTCACCTGAAGCGCGAAACTTGCCTCGCCGGCCGATTGGATTCGGAGCAGCGCGCCATCGCTGCTAATCGTGTGCCCGCTGGCCGCGAGCTCGGCCACCAGGCCCGCCAGAATCTCCGACAGCAACGGCGAGCCGTCGCTCGTGTAGGTGTAGGGTGTTCCGTCGATCGTGACGGTGTAGGCGGTCACAGCGGCCACCACGGGCCGAATGAACGCATCGGCGACCGCACCCATGCCGATCGTCATCGAACCGGGCATCTGCCAGATCGTCTGCGTGACGCGATTGCGTACCTGCGAGCCGGCCGGCACGACAGTGCCTTCCGAACCGTAATTGACGATCTGCACCGCAGACGGCACCGCAGGCAGGCGAGCGACGCCGGTGAAGGACACCGCGCGATCAAGCTGCGCCCCACTGGCGCTGCTCGGGTACATCGCGAAATAGACCGCCTCGGCCTGCTCCCACAAGGCGGTTTCCCGCTCGGAAAACGTATCGATCAGCAGACCGAAAAGCGAGTCGGGCCGCGTCTCGATCAACCCGTCGTAGCCCAGGGCGCGCAGGCGCGCCACCAGGTCGGAAGTAATCTCGACGCGGATTTCCGGCAGGCGGGGCCGCACGAAGCCGTCGACAGTCACACCGTTCGCCATGTCAGGAACCCCGCCGAAGTGAAAGCACGATGTTTTGCGGGCCCGTCAACCCTTCGACCGTCTCCGCATCGAATGTGACGCGAAGGTCACGAGTTGCCCGGTTGAAATCGAATTCCAAGCGCCGGATGCGTCCGGTGACGCCGGGCACGTCAGTGATCTTGGCCCGGAAGATCGCCTGCAACGTGCTGCTGCGGGGATTCTTGATCATCACTTCTTCCAGGTACGGCACGCCGAACGAGGTGTCGAGAAACCACTCGCCGAGGAACGCAAGCAAGGTCACCTTGATCTGCTGGGCGATGCGACGCGGCCCGTCCAGCAGTTGGATATCCCCCGTGCCCGGATCAATCACCAGGTCGTGCGTATCGCGGTCGAGTTGAATGTCGTAGCTCATGGCACCGGTACGTTGGAGATATCGCCACCCGCAACCACCCCGGAGGTGCGGTGCGTCTTGAGCGAGATTGTATCCGCCTTGACGTCGTGCCCGACCACCGTCAAATCGCCGTCGATCACTTCCACGGGGCCGCGAAGCTGCATGCGTGCGCCGGTGCCACTGCCGCCGGTGCCGGTGGTCAGATACCCCAGAATGAACAGGTTTCCGAGAACGTTGGTCATGATCGCGTCGAGGTCGATTTCGGGCGCGCGTACCGTCACCTTCACGTCGCTATTCACGTCGACGGGCGCGGTCGTCGTGACGTGCACGGGCGCCTGCGTGTCGAGCGTCACCTCGCCTTCGGCCGTGATCTTGAGCGTCATGGGCCCGTATTGCAGCGATACCCGTTCCGTGTCGGCTGTCATCGTGCCTGGCCGCAGCATGGGCGAGGCGAAGCAATCGGAAAGGTCGAATTGCCGTGGGTCGTCCGGCGGGCCGTCCTGCCCGCCTAGCCAGCTATCGAGGCCGCGCTCGGAGAATGACAGCATCACCGGATCGCCTGCTTTGAGCGGCATCGAGAACAGCGCTTGCGCGCCGTTCAGATCGGCGCAGGGCCAGCAGATCGGCACCTTGACGATCTTCGGCGCCGGCAGCACTTCGCCGTTGGCGAGTTGCTTGTCGAGCGTCGGCCGCACCGTGGCGAACTGGCCGTCGTAATCCACGATCACGCCCGGCAGGGTCGTGTGCACTTCGGCGAGCTCGGCGCCAATGACCTGGCGTAGATCGGTGATGTTCATTTTTTGAACCCGTCGACCTTCATTTGGATGCCCTTCTTGTTGCCAGAGGGTTTGGCATCGCGGTCGACAAGCTGCATTTCGGTCTGCCAGTCACCCTGTTCCGAATCGCCCGTGTGCTGCAGCGACTCGACACGCCAGAAGCCTTGGAAGGTGCGGCTTTCGGACATGACCAGATCGCCAGGGTTCAGGGTGGGCAGCAGCAGCGAAGTGACCCGCCACCCGTGGCGCTGCTGCTTGGCACTCACCAGGCGCGCGTCGTCACCGGTCGTGAGGTCTTTCACCTTGGCCTTTTCCCGGGCGTTCTCGCTGGTGCGCTGGGGGTGGCCCACCAGACCGGAATCTGCGGCCAGCACGAACGCCTGGCGCCGCGTGACGCCCTTTTTTGCGACGATCTGCAGTTCCTGATTCTGGATGCTCCATTCCGCGCCAGCACCGGCGGTCACCTTGTGCAGCGCCGAACGCGCGGGGCCGTAGAACGAAAAGCCGTTCGCCCACGAGCGCTCCGGCACGTCCTCGCCCAGCAGCAGCGGCAGGCCCATTTGACCGGAAATGTCTTTGAGAATCGCCGACGACACCGCGCCCGCGTTGTAGCTCAACGAAACCGCGGTGTCGCGAATTTCGGCATACCCGTCGCGCACGTGCAATTCCGTCACCCAGGTCGGCCCGTCGGCAAAGCTGAATGCATCCACGATCGAGCCTGCGCACATGAGCAGCGCCCCGTCCTCTTCCGCATAGCCCGCGTAAAGACGGACGCGCAAATCCTTGGCTTCGAATTCCCGGCGCCGCTCCGGCTTCAAATTGTGAATTCGAATCTTGATTACGTTCGGCTCTTCCGCCGTCGTTTTCTCGATATCGAACGTAATTCGAATAGGCGGAGTAATTTCGACGCCTTCACGTCCGGCAGGGCCGACGAGCAGCCGATATGTTCGATTAAACCTCGACAACTTCGCCTTCTTCCAAGTAGACCATCTCGGCCGAACCGTCGATAAAATCGTTTCGCAGGAAATCCTGCCGAGTGTCGTCCATCAGCACAGCGTAAATCTCGCCGCGAGGCAATTCCAGGTGATGGAACATCGCCAGCAACGGCACATTGGGCACGACGCGAATGCCTGCGATGATTGTCACGCGCGCGTAATCCTGCACGCCCAGCACCCAGAATTCACCCTCGCTATTCCACGACATATGCAGGAAATAGCCGTCGCCCTCGAGTTCAATTTCGAGAACGTAATCATTAGCGTCGATCGCGGGGATTGACCTCATTTTCGCCACTCACAATCGTTTTAAGTTTGCTGCGCACGGGTCGCGCCGGCTCGCCGTTATACGCTTTTCCCGCGTCGGTATTGGTTGCACCCGCTTTGCCTTTTGCGGTGCCGCTCGTTTTGTCGGCCGGAATATCGACCTTGCGCAATACCGCTTTGCGAATCTTGACGAATTCCATGTCCACATTGAACCGGTCGCCACCATCGCTAGAGCGGCCAATGCTGCACGTTTCCAGGATCATCCCGGTATATGTGTCCATGCCGGTGGTCACGGTGATTTCGGCGCGGTCATTCACGATCTTGCGCAGCGTGGATTTCGCCTCGGCCATCTTTGGCCGGCCGGTCGCGGTCATCAGCTGCACGTCGCTCGGCGTGATCCAGCCGGAGACCTTCAAACGCTCGGGCGTCAGCACCACGTGATCGCTGATCGGCGAGCCGTCCTCGACCGCGTATTCGGTGGCCTTGGCCGCGAGTTCGGTGGTCTCGGAGAGCAGCGCGTCGATCTGCAGCGTGCCGATCGTGGTCGAGATACCCGTCGAGAAGGTGACGCCGACGTCTGCCATTATCGCGACACCTCAACCATGGGCAGGGCGGCAGCGCCCAGCGCGTCCTGCGTGCCGCGGCGCGCGGCGTCGGCCACTGCGGCGGGTGTGTTGGTCTGCGCGTTCACGGTGACGTTTGCGTTCTGCGTGACGGGGCCAGCACCGGCAGTGCCTGGGCGCGTGGGCATCACGCCGGCCCACTGCGCCGCTTGCTGCAAGTTGCCGATCCCTTCTCCGATCACCTGGCCTTGCCACGCGAACCCCTTTTTCACGAAGTCGGGAATAGCGTCGCTGATCACCCGGGAGATTTCGCCCCAGACCTGAATCGCGCGCTGCTTGATATCTTCCCACGCTTGGTTGATCGAATCGGCGATCGAGGTGCCCGCACTCGACGCCCAGGTCTTGATCGCGTCCCAATTCTTCCGCACGTAGTTGAAGAAGCCGGCGAAGGCAATGACCACGCCGACGATGATGGTAGGGATCAAGCCAATGGCCGCGACGATGCCGCCGATCACGACAGCGATCAGGCCCCACTTTGACAACCAGGTCGAGAGGGTCTGCGCGGTGCCGCCGAGCAGGTTTTTCACCCAGGTAAGGGCCGTGACGACCGCATCCGCGAGCCACTTCCAATCCTTCATCGGGCCCAGCACGTCGCCGATCAGCGATTCGCCGCCCTTGAACCAAACGGAAATGTCATCGAAGACGTAGTAGATTGCCGTGACGACGGCCAGCATGCGCAAGAAGGTGCCGATCAGCGCGCCGACGGCGTAACCCCCGCCCATGCGCGCGACAGCCGCCCGGATGGCGCCTACGGCCCCGCCCGCGGCTGTCGCTGCGCGCGTGAGCTTCGTGAGGGCCGCGGCCGCGCCGATGTAGGCGAGATACTTGATGATGACCGCCAGGTTGTCCACGATCAGGCTCGTCGCCTTGTAGAACAGGCGCGCGGCGCCGCTGCTTTTGTTGAGCTTGTCGATCTGCTGGCCGAGCGAGTTGGACAGGCGCGTGAACGCTCGCGAGAACGTCAGTGGCATGCGGTCGAATTCGTCGTGCAGCTTTTTCGATTGGCGCAGCAGGCCGGCGGCGAGTTCCTTGCTCGTCAGCTTGCCAGCCTTGCCCAAGTCCTTGAGCTTGCCGACAGGCACGTTGAATGCTTCAGCGATGGCTTGCGCGAGGCGTGGCGCCTGCTCCATCACGGAATTCAGTTCCTCGCCGCGCAACGTGCCAGAGCCCAGCGCCTGGCCCAGCTGCACGAGCGCCGCCTGTTGGCTCGCCTGCGTGCCGCCACCGATCGTCAAAGCCGTACCGATCGTCTCGGTGAGGGACAGCGAATCTTTGAGCGTGAGCTTCAGTTCCTTCGCGTTGCGCTGCACCGACTGGAAAAGCCCAGCAGTGGCGCCGTACGCCTGGCCCGTGGCCTGCGCGATGGCGTAGAGACCGCCCAGGGCCTGTTTTTGCTCTTCGATGCCGTTGGTGACCAGCCCGACACGGCCTTCGACGCCGGCCCACTCGTCGGCCATCTTCATCAGGGACATGATGCCGAAACCGGCAAGGGCGCCGCGAATGACCGATCCGAAGCGCGAGACCGCGCTACTGCCACGGTTGGCCGAGTCGGTAACCTTATCGATGCCGGGGGAGACCTGGCGCGGTAGCTTGTTCAGGCCGGACGCATCCACTTCGTAGCGGATCAGCGTGACGAGTTCGCGAGCGACGGTCATTTCTGTTGGGCCTTTTTCGCTGCTTTTTCCTCGGCGGCGAGTTGCGCATCCATGAGGGCATTAAGTTTGAGTATATCGCCCAAACTGACGCGCCCGTCACGTATCGCCTCGATCCTGACGTGCCCGGCAATCACCGGGCGCCAGATCACGAATTCTTCGAGGAAATCGTCTCGGAATTTCCCGACAACTTCACCTTCAGCTTTTGGGCCAGTCCAGAGAGGCCGGCCCACCGCTGCAAAGGGTCTGCGAAATTGACCTTTCCCACGTGGAACATCAGTTCCAGGATATAGGACATGTCGGGCAGTGCGTCGGTGCGGTTGTGCTTCGTCAGCTTCTTCGGCTCGTCACCCGGGAATTCGAAGGTGATGTAATCGTCCTCGAGCAGCAGGTTTGCCCACTTGAGCAACACGTCGCCGCTGAAGTTGGCGGAGAGCTCGCGAAAGGCCTTGATCGCCGCGGCATCCGCGTCGGCATCCGCGACCGTCTCGGAACCGAGCGTGACGTTGAGCACGCCGCCGACGGCCGGCAGAATTTCTTTCTGCAGGTTGCCGAACAGTTGCAGTTGCTTGAACGGATCGAACGGCGTGATGCGAAACGTGACCTCGCCGATCTTCTTCGACACTGCGATCATGCTTCGTTACCCCCGACGTGCAGGTCGGTCGCGACGGCTTGCAGGGCCCATTCGCGCTCGCCCACGCCCGAGCCGTTCTCGATGGTCGGCCAGTTCACGACCCATGCCTGCGACGCTGCGAAGAGCGACGTGCCGCGAAGGTCGACCACCTGCAGGGGCACCACGCCGGCGCCGCCGGATGCGCGGTCACGCTTGAGCAGATCGGACAGGAAATCGTTCGTGTCAGAAGTCTGCTGCAGGGTCAGGGTGATGGTGTGAAGCGGGTTGTTGCTCAGGGAGCGTGCCACCTCGCCATCGGCGCCAGCCTGCGCGGCCGTGCCGTCGCCGTCCGGCTCGATGGAAATGAACGTGTCTTCCGCGTAGCCCTTCACGATATGCGAACCGATCGTGATGTTGATGCGCTTCGCGTCGTAGGTCTTGAGTTCAGCCATGGTGTTTCGTCCTCGTGATTACAGGGCGTAGCTCAACGAGCCGCGGATTTCGACGGTGTGGATCGCACCGGCAAGGCGAGCGGTGAAGCCGACGTCACGCAGGACGCGGTTCGCCTTGTCGTTGAACGCCACCGACTGCGAGCGCGGGAAGCGCACCACATAGCCGGGCACCATGCGGGTGTCGTCGTCGGGCGCGAGTTCGTTCGGCGCGATGCCGCCGCGGGCCTGGCCGAAGTCGAGCGCCTGGCGCATCGCGGTCACGATGATCTGGATACCCGGGTCGGTGTAGGGCACCTTGCCGTCGGCGTTGATCATCGCGCTCACGACGTTGATCTTGATCTGCTCGACAAGCCAGTCGCGGAAGCGGATCACGTCGATCCATTCGCCGGCGGCGGTGCGGCCGTTCTGCGTGACTGCGAAATTGCGGAACTGTTCGAACGTGTTGGCGTTCTTCCCGAACGCGGCGAGTGCCTGGCCTTCGCTCAGGGTGTCGTATTCGATGCCGCCGAGCCGCTTGAGCGCCCAGGTTTCCTGGCCGGGGTAGTAAGTGAAGACGCGCGCGGCGATCGCGGCATCGAGCCATTCATTGGCCGCGTCGGCGTGGTACCACACGTGCGTCCGGAAATACTGCTGCTGCTCAAGTTGCGAGGCGATATCGGTCGTGTCGCCCGCGTCGATGATGCCGGCATCGGCAGAGGTCACGCCGAGCAGCTTCTCGTTGGCTTCCACCCAGGCAGCGGCATCGAGGATATCGGCCTCTGCGCGGCTGGTGAGGCTGACGCCGTACCAATCGTCCGTTTCGCTCTGGACCGCGGCCAGAGCGACGGAAGGCAGTTCGGTACTCGTGCCGATCGGCATGCTGATGTTGCCAGTGGGCGCGACCGAGAACGAAGCGCCGACGTCGGTCGGGGTAATCGTGACCACGCCCAGGGCGGCAACGGCCGCCACTTGCGGGCCCGCTGCGCTGGCTTCGATGGCCGCGGCCAGCTTGCTCGCGACGTCGGTCGGCGTGTCGTCGTTGTCGGCGGTGACGGTGGCGAGCGCGCTTTGTGCGACGCCGTTCACGTCGCGCCAGCCGATGCGCGCCGTGTAGACGGCATCCTCGACCGCTTGCGTCACCGTGAGCGCCACGCTCGCCACGAGTTGCCGGCCGATGAAGAGGCGGGAAATCGTGGGGATTTGCGAGAACACGCTCAGGGCGGCTTTGTAGATCGGATCGGTGGCGCTGAAGCCCAGGTCCAGCAGCTGATCGGCATCGGTGATCACCATCGACCGAGTGAGCGAACGGGCATGGGGCCCGAGGATCAGCAGATCGGAAAATTCTTGCTGCTTGATTGCCGTCGTGTTCAGACTGATCTGAACATTGACGATGCGGTCAATTTTTGCCATGTGCGGGCCTCCGGAAGTTTAGGGATTATCCACGATTGTCACGCCGAAAGGCGTGGTGATTGACACCGAGGCAATTTCGCCTTCGATCGTCGCTTCTCCCTCGACGGTATCGATCCACGAGACCGATTCGCTCGTCGCACGGGTATAGGAAAACGGAATCTCGACCACGGCGCGCGGATCGAATTGCGAGGCGTTGCGCAGCACAGGCAGATTCTCGACGTCGTGCACCGCGCCGAACACGATGCCTGCCGCTTCGAAACGCTCGAGGTTTTCGTCGTGGTCGAATTTCTGCACGCCCAGGTCGAGAGTGTCGTATGCGGCCGCGCCGAACATTTGCAATTCGAGCATGCCGGTGCGGTGAGCACTCACCGTGCGGGTGCCGTTCGGTTCGCCCTCGGCGAGCGGGCCGGTGTGCGACGGCAGGCGATGCATCGACTCGATCCGGATCGTCCCATAGAGACCGGCCGGGCGCGGCCCGTTCTCGTTGGCGATGATCAACGGCGTGGGGGCAAACACCGGCGCGAGCGCGGCGAGGATGACGTCTTCGATCATCGTGGCTCGATCAACAGAGCCGCTAGGTAGCGGTAATGGGGGATGACGCGCGACTGCCACGGGCTGCGCGCAATGAAAACATACGGCCGATCCCACAAACCATCCGGCCAGTACAGCAAGTCACCGGATATGCCCGCTGCTTCGCTCATCACGAGCAATTCGGCGGTGGTGTAGACCCGCATGACAGCTTCAACGCGCCCACCCTCGGGGAGGCGCTGCAGCATGTCGTAATCGGCTAGCACAGCGGGTTGCACAGTCGCCATGATGGTTTCGGGCGCGCTTTCGACACCGGGCACCCAGCGTCCTCCCACGTACGCACCTGGCGCGCGGCGACGGATGGTGACGGGGTAGCGAAGGCTCATGTCGTTTGGTACCGGACAGCGTTGATCAAGACGCCATTGTCGATCAGCGGCACGTCGGAACCCTTCATGCTGATCGTGAACGCGGAGTTCGGCACCGCCCAGGACTTCGAAGCGCGCCAGTGGGCCTGCAGGTTGCTCTGCAGGTACTGCCCGAGCCGGCCGAGGCCCGCGTCAACGGCGCCGGTGCGCAGGATGAAGACGGCCGCGCGGTCCGCTTCCTGGCCGATGGCGCCTTGATAGGTGTCGAAGTAGGAACGCATCACCGGGCGCGCAGGTGTGCGGCCCGTGCCGAATTCGTTGAATATGAGAATGTCGAGCAGATCGATACCGTTCTCGGAACCGGCACCTGCTTGGATACCCACCTTGACGCCGCGGCCCGCCAGGCGTCGCACGTGGGACACCTCGGCATTCCAGCCGCGATCGATCACCCTAGTGCTGACAGCAGCCCGGGCCACGACGATGACCCACGGTGATCGCGCCACCGCCGCAGAGGTTGTAGAGCGCGGAAAACTTGCCCCACCAGTCGAAAGGATCGCTCTGACCGTCGACCGCGCCGTACGTGCGAGACACGTCGCCTTCGCGCTCCGACTTGAGGCCGAAGATCGTCGGGTCGTGGTTAGCCGCTGCGTTGGTCTGCAACTGGCGTTGATAGAGCAACCATGCGGCATAGAAAACCTGTGCTTCGTCCTGCTGGGCGGGTGTCAGACATGCCGGGCGGTAGGGCGCCGCCATTTCGAGAGCCTTGCTGACGTCTTCGTTCGGTACCGCACTGAAGTACGGCACCAGGAAACGAAACAACGCCAGCAGGGCTTCCACGTTCAGGCGGCGTTCGCGTCGACCAGGGCGACCAGATCGGCCTTCTTCGCGGCGGGATCGAAATCGATTTTCCGCTCGGTGAGCACGGCTTTCAGCTGCTCGACCGTCAGGCCCTCGCTCGCCTTGCTGCCGAGACGCACACCCAGAGCGTTCGATTCGAACAGGGCTTTCTCGGCGCGGCCGGAAGCATGCTTGTCCGACATTTCGAACGAGCTGCCCGGGCCGTAGGCCTTGCCATCGTAGTTCATGACGGCTGCGGTGTTGTTGGTGACTCGCATCAGATATTCCCCTTGGTGATCGCCAGCGGATAAGTCACGTTGACGCCGCCGGCACGGGCCAGACACGGCACCACGAGCTCGAGGTTGCGGGCCTGCGCCGGCAGTTGGTTGAAAGGCATCACCATTTCGAAAGCGTAGTTGTCGCTGTCGAATTCCGAAGCGATGATCGCGTTCAGACCACCGGCGCCGGCGTCGCGGAGCTCGACCACGGGCACGATCGTGACGCCGGGATTGTTCTCGCGATAGATTTGCATCGCGGTCTTGCCGCCCGAGTCCGCGACGTACTTGGTGCTTGCCGCGTTGAAATCGGTGTCGGCCATCGCGAGGCGCGTGGTGCGGTGGATGCCCTTCGACTGGCCAGGCACGGCCTGGGTCATCGTGTTGAGGTCGGCGAGGATCATGTCGCCGGTCGTGGCAACGTTGCCCCAGTCGCCGGTCAGGCCGGTCGTGGTGCCGATGTTGGGGTGGTTCAGCAGGCCGAACAGGCCGTAAACCGCCTCACCCAGCATCGCCAGTTGCGCGACCTTCACGTCGACAGCCTTGCGCGCGGCGCTGGCCTTCTTCGTGTCCAGGTTGGCACCGGTCGCATCACTCGCGCGGAGTTCCGACACGTTGTAGCCGTAGCTGACGCCGATATCCTTGACCTTCACCACCGTTTCGGCACTGGTGACGTCGGCGCGCGGCAGATCGTCGGCGTAGTTCGCGATGATCTTCGCGACGCCCACGGTGTCGAAGCTGCGCTGCGTGACCGTCTCGGCCCAGTCAGGCACGTCGGTATTCACCGGCACCATGTCGAAAGCGCGCATCGCCGGGGTCAGACGTTCGTAGATTTTGGTCCGAACGTAGTCCAGTTGACGCGCGAAGAAGACGCCCGCGTCCTCGCGCAGCGCGTTGCCCGCCGATTGGGCGATCAGCGCGATCTGGTTGATCGCCGGGACGTCAGCCGCGTCGAAGTGTTCGTGTTGCTTGGTCTGCCCCACGAACGCGACGCCGGCAAGGCCGAGCAGCACATCGCCCGGGCTGACGCCCACTGCGGCAAAAGCCGCGCCCAGGCCCCACGCTTCAGCATGAGCGCAAGCCGAGGCGGCGACAGCAACCGCAGCCAGAGCCACGAAGCGGAAGATATTCGAAGTTTTCATGGTGGATTTTGCTCCTACTGGGTGATCAGGTTGCGTCGGGATCGAGCGGCGAGTCGAATTCGACAGGCACGATGAATTTGCCCGAAGCCAGCGTGACGACCGGGCCGCGGATCACGGCGCGTTCGAAAGCGAAGGCACCAGCCGCTGCGGCCTGGCCGGCAGCGTTGTAGAGCAGTTGCGTGTTTTCCACGATGGCCGTCGCTGCAGCCGCTTCGACCCATGCGAGGCCGCGGGTCATCACGGACATGCAATCGTAGAGGGCGTAGCCGTCGGGCGTGTTCATGACGGTGTGCGAGTGCAGCGCGACGCCGCGCGGCTTGGCGCTGGCGATGGCGGCAGGCAGAAACGCCGGAACGTTGTCCACCGGCGACGCCTTGGTCGTCACGGCCGGATTGGTCACGACGATGCGGCCGAAGGGCACCGCGATGCCTGCGGGGAAGGTCTCGACGCGATCATCGCCGCTGTCGACTTTCATGCCCGCGAAGGCAATTTCTTGTTGGTCTTCGTACATGGCTCAGGCTCCTTCGGTGGTCTTGGTGAGGCGGGCGGTTGCGGCCTGGCGGGCCGCGGCGGCAGAGCCTGCGGCGGGTTCGCCGTTGTCCTGGCGCGTCGGCGAGCCGAGGTTTTGGCGGTTCTTGCCGGCGTTTTCCTGGGCCTTGAGGCCGTCGGCGCGGGCTTGGTCGAAAGCGGCCTCGAGGTACGCTTCGGACTTGCCGGTCAGGTCGATCGAGTCGCCGCGCACGTGCTTGATCACGGCGATGCGGATATCGGTGTCCTTGGCGTCTTCGGCAAACTTCACGCCCAGCACCTTGGCATCGGCGACGAGGGCGACGTGAGCGGTCGCTTCTTTCAGCGCGTCGGCGCGGGCCGTGGCGATCTGCGAGGGGATCGCGTCAACCTTGGCTTTCAGCGCGTCGCGCTCGGCCTCGGCGGCATCGGCGCGCGTCTTCTCGGCGCTCACCTTGGCGGTCTGGGCGGCGTACGCAACGGAAATTTCCGGCGCGGCGTCGTATTCGAGTCCCGAATCGAGACGGATTTTGACAGTGGTCATGATGGGTTCATCATCCTCGGTTGAAACGGATACAGCGTCAGCCGCATCCAGGTTAAGGCGGGCATTCCCTGCCCGGCCACGGGAAACGAGCGCCAAGTGGTTGACGCGGATATTTCGCTGGATCGCATCGTAGCGAATGCCGTTGTATTCGCCGGGCGTTTCGTCCAGATCGAGTGTGTAGCCGAGTGAGAGCTCGCGCTTCGTGCCCAGGCTCGATGCGTCGTGGATCACGATATCGCCGCGCAGGTTGTCGGGGTTCTCCGCATCGGCGCGGCCGGGCGACATGGTGGCGCCGATCAGCTTGCCGCGGGCATTGGCGGAGGTGATCCGGCCGTGATGCTCGTCGGTGATGGGCTTCCCGGCGATGCTCGCCAAGTGGTCGGCGTGGAACACCTCTTCCGGCGGGCGGAATTCCTTGCGGGTGGTGCCGTCCGGTTGCCGGTACTCGAAAACGCCGACGCGCGACAAAATTGGGCTGTCTTGGACAAATCCCTCAGGTGTCTTGGTCGCCTTGATCGGCGCGCGGTCGTAACGGGTTACGGACATATTGCGCCGAATTGTGGCACAAAAATTGACGCGCGCAAATTAATTCCAGAAACGACAAAGCCCCGACGGACAGAGAACCCCCGAGGCTTTGAAGGCCCGCCGCGCAATGAAGCAGACACGAGCGACCCGATTATGCAGTATTTGACGGCGCCGTCAATTTTTGTACTTCTCCAGAACGTGCCGATATGTCGTCATCGTCTTTTCGTAACTCGCTCTCAGATCGGCATCCCGGATGCCCGCGACGATCATGAACGCTTCGACAGCCTGCACGGCGTGCTCGAATGCTTCGATCAGGTCTTTCGGCTTCGCTGCCAGGTCGTGCGATGTTTGGCCGTAGTGCATCATCTGCGACGTGTTGAAGAGCGGATTGCCTTCGACCGTCAGCGCCGGATCAGGCAGGGGAGGAAGCCGGGTCATGCCAGTACCTTTCTTTCATCTTCCAGCCATCCGATCACCTCATCGGCGCGAACGACCATGAAACAACCGATGCATTGGAGTATTGGGGTCGAGCGCTTCTTTTGCGTCAGCCCGCAGTGCATGCAGGTGTAGACCCGGACGCGACGAGGTTTCACGACTGCACCTCACGAAGCGAGTGCTGAACCTGTTTGAGTGCTTCCCGCAGTGGGTCAGTCACACACGAACCGAAGCCCGCGACAACATAGCCAGAAATAGCGGAGGCGAGGGCACTTTCCGCCATCTTGGCGCGCTTAATCGCCACGATTTCGATCTGCGTGAATCTGCGTTCCGAGGTAAGTTGGTCTGCCATGTTGCGTTCTCCGGTTGGTGTGGCCAAAGTGTATCGCACTATTGACGGTTCCGTCAACTAGGCGGCATAATTTAATCATGACCCCCAAACACTTCACCCAAACGCCCGCCGCCAACACCCTGCGAGAACTGGCCGAGCGATATCACGCGGAATGCGAAGCCTACGACCGAGCGGTTTGCTCGGGCCCCATTCTCGAAAACGCAATCGTGCCCCTTACGTCGCGCGAACGCGGCCTAGTTCACTGGAATTCGATTCAGGTTTTCGTGCGCCTACGCCGCCACGCTCAAGCCATGGGTTACAGCGAAGGTCAACTTTGGCGAGAGATTGGGCGATGCGCCTAGCGCAACCCCGCCCGCACCTGATCCTGTTCCTGCATCGCCCGCAGGATATCATCCACCTCATAGGCGTTGGCGTTCACGCGCACCACCTGATCGACCAGGCCCGATCGCACAAACTCGCCCGGCTCCGCTTCCCTGCTGGCGCTGCTTTCCGGCGCGCGCTCGAGCGTCGCGTCGACATAGCGCACGTCATCCACCGTGCTGACGCGCGTCACGCGGTAAACGCTGCCCGACGGCAAAAGAATCTCTCGCTGCTCTCCGTCGCTCGTGAGCGCGCCAATATCCAGCGCGGCCGCATCCTGCTCGACCTTGATTCGCAGCACCACGCCCGCGGCGAAATATGTCAGCCAGGACAGCGCCGAGCCGCGCGAATTGGAGGTTGACTGCGGCGTGCGCACGGGGATCGCCGCGCCCACCAGGCTCCCCGCGTTCTCGAAAATAGCGCGGCTCGCAACGCCACGATAAAGCGTGCCGTCGCGACTCACGCTGCTGGTGCGCACTGCCTGCTCGATTCGATCCCGCATGGCCTGCGCCGCGGCGAGCTCGCCGGCCGTGTAGGCGCCCGGGTTGCGCAGAATCTCGTTCATTTTCTGCGCGCCACCGGTCTTGTAGTAGTCGATGTAGCCCTCGTCCTCGCTCGTGGGCGTGCGGCGCGGCGTGGTGCGCACCGGCGACGGCGGCGCGGGGCGCGGCAGGGCGACCGGCCCGACAGGCTCGATCGGCTCGATAGGGCGGCTCGGTGTGGCGCTCTCGACGGGCTGCGCCGGCTTCGGCGGGCGCGGGATGCCCGGCAGTTGCGGCTGCACCGGTGCCGGGGGCGCTGGTGGTGGGCGTGGCGCGGGAGGCGGTGCAGGTGGTGGCGGCGGTGCCGCGGCCTGGCGCTCTTCCATTTCTTCCCACGACGGCAGGACCGGTTCAGCCGAGCACCGGCACCGGATCGGCTCTCCGGGGTGCCCGTCGTCTGGCGGCTTGTCCCACGAGAACACCCGCCCTTCGCGCGCCACGTGCTCGGGCCGCTCCCGGGCGTCAAGGATGCCGCGCCAGGTGTACTGCGTGATGCCCATCGCTTCTTGCCGCATGCGCGTCAACTGGCCGTTCAGCTTGCCGATCTGATCGCGCGCAATGAGCGCCGCGCGGCGATCCGTGACGCCGTAGGTGTTCCGGATCATGGCCTGGGTGTCTTTGAGCGTCGCGCCGGTGCGCACGGCGTCAACGATCTTGCCCTGTAGGGAGCCCAACGCCTGCACGGGGATCGACTTGATCAACGCGATGTTCTGCGCTTCGAACACGGCGAGTGCCGATTGCAGCGCGGCCGGCGCCTTGGTGATCACGTCGACCCGATAGACCGACTTCAGCACCGACTCGAATTCCTTGCGGTTGAATCCGTCCACGCCGCCGGCGACGCGCTGCGTGATTGCACGAATCTCCGACTCGGGCACGTTGGCCTGTCGCAGCGTCGTTTCGAACGCATCGCGCACGGTATCGAACCATTGGGGCGTCACCGCGTCTTGCCGCGCACCCTGCGCCAGCACGTCGGGCAGGATCGGGAGGATGTTGTCCTTGATCGCCTGTTCCAGCGGGCGCACCTGCACGCGGCGGATCGCGGCCAGGTAATCGCGCTCGATGCCGGTCGGGTAGAGCCAATGTTTCATCGTCGCGAGAGTCGTTCAAGCACCTCGCGATGCCGTTCGATGATTTTTCGAATGAGCGCCAGTTCTTCCGGCGTCACTTTTCGGAGCGGCGCGCTCATGTTTGCCCCGCGTACCGTGCCGCGTTGCCCTGGCCGCTCGCGTCACCCTCGGGCACTAGGCCGAAGAGGTTTTGCTCGCGAAGGAACGTCGTGGCTTCGTCCTGCGACACGGCCTGCGTTTCCTGCACGATCTTCAGCGCTTCGGCGACCTTCTTCAGCGTGTCGGCCTTTTTGTTGGCGACGTCCGCCGCGGCCTGCTCGCTCTGCGGCTTCAGCGGGTTGAAGCAGATTTCCCAAGCGTCGGGCTTCTCGGTGATTCCTGCGCCGGTCTGGGCGAAAATCAACGAAATGGCGCGCTCGAGCGCAGGTTTCACCCGCTTGGCCTGCAGCTGGCCCACCGCGTCGTAGACGATATCCCAATCGGAATCGCCGCTCGCGTTCAGCCCGCCGGGCGTGCGACCGAAAAGCACCGTGACGGGCCACCCCGTCTCCGCAGCGCATGCGACTTCGAGCTCGGTCAAAATGTCCTTGACGCCCGCGAGCGCGGTGCTGATCACCGTGTAGGTGTCCTCGCTGTCGACCGCTACGCCGTTCATGGCCGTGCGGTTCGCATCCACCAGGTCGATACGCTGGCGGACAACGGGTTCCTGCCCGGCCAGCAGCATTGAGGCGAGGCCCTTCATGCCGTGCACCGCCTGCTGCGACTTCTCGAGCAGCTTCTCGGCGTAGGAGACGGCGCGGTGGTAGCGCTGGATCGCGAGCACCGCTTTCGGCGAGACGCCGCGGCCGGCCCACGGCACATCGCGCAGATCGAGCCCACCCGTGACGGCCAACGGCGCGCCGGGCATTTCGATGATGCGAGACTCATGCACGCGCACAGCTTTGTTGCCGGCCCAGGTCACATCGTAGATTTCGGGCCAGCCGAAATTCGTCTGCGTGGGGTCGTCGTAGAGCGTGTTTTTGTCGCCGCGAATCTGGTTGAGCGTGACGACCCGGAATTCCTCGATCTTCACCAGGTTGTTGGGGTCGAGTCGTTCCTCGAGCGTGCCGGCGTCCTGCGACATGACGATCAGTGCGCCGCCGCCGTCCAGCAGGGACCAGCGCAGCGCATCGGATGCGCACGGAAGCAGCTTCAGCCGCTCCATTTCGGCCCTCAACTGCTCGCCCGCGCCCTTCACCGTGACGCCGCGTGCCGTGGCGAGGTCTGCCGGCATGTCGATGATCCGGGCCAGTAGCCCGCCCTGGGCGTAGAACCAGCGTGCGCCGAGCGCCATGCCGCCAAGGTCGACAAGCTGGGTGCCGTACTGGCGCGCCGCGGCGGCTTGCGCCAAAACTTGCCCGTAGCTGTCGTTTCGTTCGTCCATTTTGAGTCCTTGAGGCATTTGGGGCGCATTTTGCCCTAGTTAGCGCCGGTCAACCAATTCCGGTAAGCCTCGCAAGGGGTGCGTCCCCAAGACGCCTCTTCGTTATCGCACCACACGAACCAAAGCACTCCGAGTTTGCGCATGCGCGGTTTCGGGACACGGGTTTTAACCGATTCATCCATCAAGGTCTCCTGGGTCAAGAAATAGTTTTCGAAGCTCATCAATTCGACGCACGGTAAAAGAGCGCGCAAACATCGTAGCTTTCGTGTCGAGCACGTGGCCGGGCGGCGCAATGCCTGCTCGAAGTACTTCTAAAGCACCACGCACCAAATCACGCTCGATATCGGTCAACCATACTTGGCGGCGAGTCATAAAAGCGTACCTTTCGTCGGGTCCGAAATCGTGGTGGCCGTGCGTAGGGCTTTTTGTCTCTTGGTCATTCGGTCCGTCCTTTGTGCGTCATCCAAGCGTTGAGCAACCACACGATAGTCGTTGAGGCCCAGCACACGTTCCCGAATAGCGTGTCCGTATAGCCGAAGCAGACCAAAGAAAGAAACGCGCAAACCAGTTGCGTGTAAATGAGTTGTTTTTTCAGGCTCACGACGTTTCTCCCTTCTTCGGTTCCGTGGCCGCGTAGAACTGCTCCAACGTGAGCAACACCGGGCGCGGTGCCTGCTGGATCGCGTCTTCCCACCGCGGCGGCTCGACACCGAACATGCGCCAGCACTCGGCCTCCGCCGCGTCGAGTTCGCGGGCTTCTTGGAAGGGGCGGATCACTTTGCTTGACCGCTCACCAAGTCGGCGCCGTACTGCAACGAAACATACTCGTTGAGCAAATCCTGCAAAACTTCGTAGTCGCGCGAACCCTCTTCCAGCATACCGACGATGGTCGTTTTGACTACCCGCACCTGTTCTGTGAGGGTTCTGTGCGCGACGGTCAACGCCGCTTTTTCGGCTTTCGGGTGTGGCATTTTCGGTTCTCCATTTGTGAAGCCCCGATCCTACCGCTAATTAACGAATCCGTCAACTATCGCCCAGCCAGCGCGAGGAATCGTTCCATGGAGTTGTCCATTTCGCTGAAAGCCCGGCTCGACGCGTCTACCTGATCCTTGAATTTGCCGTTCGGGAAAAGGCCGAGCTCGCGCACGTAGGCGTCGTTCCAGGGCGCTTTGAGCATCAGCACGTTGCCGATATTGACCTGTGACGCGAACGGGTCGGCCCGCGCGATCTTGTCGCCCGACTCCGGCGAGAATTTGCACACAAAGCCGTTGAGCAGCGATCCGAGGTCGCCTACCTGCACCTTGCCCGCCTGGCCTGGGTCCTGTGGCAGGCTCTGCAGCGTGCCGTTCTCGTCCTGCGAGGCTGTGCCCTTGATCAGCCGGCGCACGTCGTGGGGCCCGCCCTGCTCGCGCTGCACGTCGAGAATGATGGTCTGCCCCGTGCTGGCAATGCGGCCCAGCTTCACGCCTGCGGTGAACGCGCCGGCATTCTTGCTCGCCGCCAAGTCCCACCCGCGCACGCGCGACGTGACGCCCGCGGGGATGGCCGAGACAATCTCGATCTTGCCTGGCTGAAAGTTACCGCCGGCCGGCGGTGCGGGCAGCTGGCGGTACTGGCCCGCGAAGACGTAGGGGTTCGCCGCCTCCATCGCCTGCAGCACCTCGCGGGTGTGCTTCTCGGGCCAGATCGGCTCGTCGTCTTCGTCCAGCACGGGGATGCGCACCACCTCCCATTTCTCACCGTTGCCGCCAGACTCGAGCCAGCCGGCCAGGTCTTCTTCGTGCAGGCGCTGCATGATCACGATGATGGGCGTATTCATCGGATCGTTTTTGCGCGACTCGATCGTGGTGGTGAAGTTGGAAATCACCGACTTGCGCCGCGTCTCGCTCAGGGCCTCGTCGGCCTTGTGCGGGTCATCGATCACGATGGCGCCGCCGAAGCCCTCGCGCATCTTGCCCGCGCCGTAACCCGTGATCGAACCTTCCGAGCCGGTGGCGTACATGACGCCTCCCTTTGTCGTGCGCCAATGCTCGGATGCGGTGCTGCCCGGCGCGAGGCGCGTCTCAGGAAAGATCATCTTGTAGGCCGGGTGATTCACCATTTCCCGGACTTCCCACGAGTTGCCCACGGCCAGCGGCGCGGAGTAGCTGACGTGGATGAATTCGCTGTCCGGATGCTTGCCCATGCACCAGGATATGAAGCCCTTCACCGCCATTTCGGTTTTGGTGTACCGCGGCGGGAGGTTCAAGATCAAGCGCTTGCACTCGCCCCGATAGACCCGCATCAGCGCAGCAGCGACGACCGGGTGGTGCTTGGCGCGGCGCCATGTCAGGTTGCGCCGCTGCTGCATCATGAATCGATTGTAGAAATAGAAATCGTTGCGCGCGATTTCCGCAGCGATAGCAAGCTCGGCAGGGGTCATGCCCCCATTATGACCGATCCGTCAGTTAAGGGACAACGGTCGCAACGCCGCTCAGACTGTAATTTCCGCCCGCAACGATCGGCGTGGTCGTGCCGTCGTTATTGATGAAGGAAAGCTGATTCGATGCGTTGGGTATGTAGCCCGTGACCGCACGCCCGTTGACGCTAATTTCCTTGCCCGTACAGGTCGAAGAAACCGCGCCAGTGAAAAACGGCATCGTCACCTTCAATCCGCCGGCGCCGCTGCCCACGAGCGGCACAGAAGCCTCGACCGTGTAGAAGCACAGGTCGCCCATGTAGCGGGTTGTGACGTAGGCCGACGCGCCCGCGCCGAGCGTGCCGGTGGTCGACGTGAGAGCGGTCGTAACCTGCACGCCATCGCGATAGCTGGCCGTCTTGACGCCGTACTGCACCACGTTGCCATCGGCCAGGGTGCGCACGCGCCCCGTGAACGTCGCCGCGTAGGCTTTCGGATCGAACGTCACGCCTGTCGGATATGCGACGTCGGCCATGAGCAGCGAGAACCGGGCAACCGGGCTGATCAGCAGGGGCGTCGACGCACTGATCGTGTTCTGTACTTGAATCTTGGCGTTCGGCAGGCTGACGGTTCCTGCGCCGATACTGGTGTCGATCACCGCGTCGCGGCTGTTCACGTTGTAGGTGTTCAGCACGAAATCCGTGATCGTGCCGGCCTGGGTGAAGCGGATCAGACTGGCATTGCCGTTGCCTTCGAACAGGGTCGAATCGAATTTGATCGTTTGCAGCGGGAAGCCATCGGGGAAGGCGATTTCGATTTGCGGGTAGCCGTACGCCACGAAATAGCAGGTGTCGAAGTCGTGTTCCTGGCCCCGATTGAAGGCCACGGTGGGCACGGTCTGCACGCGCACCGTGATGCCGCCAGAGGTGAAGGTGCTGAATCCGGTCGAATTGATGTTGACCGTGATCGTCGTGGCAGTCGTCGCCGAGATAGTCCCGACGAGGTTGTTCATTTGCGTCATGCCGCCTACGTAGCCGAACGTGACGTTCTGGCCGACGAGGAACGAGTGCCCAGGCACGGTCACCACCGCCGACGCGGCCTTCGAAATGCCGGTGATGTTGGCTTGGTTCGTCAACGGCAGATAGACGAATTCGGTGTTGATGTACTTGACATTGATGTAACTCGTTGCGCCAGTCATCGGCGTACAGTAGTCCGATGCGACCTGAATCGTGTCGTAGCCCTGCAGCACCGCGGCACGCCCCGTGGTGAGGCTGTTCCACCACTTGCAGCGGTAGTGCACCGTGCTTTCCTGACCGTAGGCGTAGTGCGCGGCGATCGAGAAATGGCCGCGGGCGCGAACATTGTCGTAGATGATGCCGTCGCAGAATCCATAGAGCGGATCGAGGGCGCGGGCGCATTGCATGCCGGTGGTCGGCACATTCAGCGGGTCGCCGTAGATCATCAGATTCGACCAGATGCCATCGCGCGAACCGATCGCGTCAATGGTGGCCTTGCCGGTGCACGAGCCTTGCACGGACGCATTCTGGAAGCACCAGCCGCCCATGAGTTTGGTTGCATCGACGCTGATCGTGGTTTTGAAGCTGCGCGAGCCGCCATCGAGCACGATCAAGGAACCCGAGTCCCATGGCGAAGCCATGATCCGCGCACGCACCGCGGCGAACGCACGATTGAGCGCCACGCCGTCATCGGTGACGCCATCGCCCACCGCACCGAACCAGCACACCTCGAGCGTGCCCGAATAGACCCGCTTCCATCGGCGGTTGGACGCATCCACGATGACCGTGCCCCAGTCGTCGGCCGTCGCCACGTCCACCAGGTCACGCTGAAACAGGCCGGCGATGCCCGGCGTGGTGATGCGCACGGCCAGAGCTCGACCGGTATAGGCGCGCAGCGCGGTGTAGCTCTGCATCGGCAATGCGTTGTCGAGGATGCTCTGCGCCTCCGCGGCCGTGTATGCGTAGGCCGGAATCGTGGCGGCAGCGGATAGTGCCGCCTGGGTGATGCGTGCGTCCAGCGCAGCCTGCACGCTCCCCGTGGGGGTGCCGATCAGTTCAGCGCCGCCTGGCGTAGCGAAGTCGTCAACCAGATCGGCCGCGTCGGCTGCGGACTGCGCCGCCTCGTTCCGGAATCCGAGTGCTTCGTTTCGGTACTGCACCACCTGATCGACGGGCAACAATCGGGACTCGAGGCCCGCGATATCCGCCACCGCCAGATCGAATTCGTGTTCGCCGTTCCAGTCTTCCCCGCCTACTTTTGTCGGGTCCGCCGGGTTGTTGGGGAACTGAGAATTTTTGGCGTGCTTGATCGATCCCATGGGGTGGCCCTGCGGTTGGTTTCCCGCATTATGGCCTCACCGCACGCCCCTGCGCCACGCTTGCGGCTCGATTGGCCGGTTGGACCGCCAGAGCCCCATCCGCTCGGCTCGCGCGTGCTGGGCGAGGTCTGCAATGCCCGGATCGGTCAGATATTTCGTGTAGGCCCAAGCATAGCCCGCCCGCGCCTGGGCCTCGCTGGCGTCCTGGCCGGCGCACGACACACGCGCCACGGTGCGGCCGTATTTGTCGCGCACGGTCGGCGTGACGATGGCGGGCTGGCCGAGGCACAGACGCCGCAGGTGGGCCTTGGAGCGACCCCCGTACGCCTGGCGCTTCTCCGGAGCATCGACCTCGGCGAGCCGCACGTGCAGGGCTGCGGCGCTCGGACAGCGCGCCACGAGCGTATCGCCGTCAAGCACTGCGGTGACGGTGCAGGACATGGCGACGAGGGCGGATAGGAGGATCATGTGGATAACCTTCGCTTCATGGCGTGCCATTCTTCAAGCGTAGGCCCTGACCCTTTGCCGTGTTCCAACAAAGCCCCGAGCATCAGCACCGCTTCGGTCAACGCTTCGAATTTCTCGACGTGGGCAAGCAATGCATACTCTCGATCAGTGTCATCAAGATCGCGAGATACGCCGCAACTTTGACACTGTTGAGCGTTTCGAATCACATCGGACAGAGTAGGCATCGCCAACCCCTGTCCGCACTTGCAATATGCCCATGAGCTCATTTGACAATCCAATTCGCGCCGATCAACACGAGTGCGGTAAACGCTGCGCCAGTCAGCATGCCCCATAGCGAAGCCGGACCAGCTGCGCCATTACTTCTCGCACGGTCTGTGTTGTAGGCACAAACCCAGCCAAACAACATCCATCCAAAGAAAGCGAGCCAATTCATTTAACAACCGCAAAAATGCGTCTCGGTGAAGTGTTGGTGTTCGGCACTTTGAGCAGCCGCCGTGCCGATTCGATGGCGGCTTGCGGGTCTTCCACGTCGATCGTGTACTGGCCCGGCTTCTCGCCCGCTTCGTGCTGGGCGTAGATCAGCGTGCGCGGCTCTGTGGGCGGCATTTGCAGGGGCGGGAAGTGGGCCATTACCTTACTGCCTGCACCACGTCATATTCGTCTGCGTCGTGTTTAGGGTCCGCAGTCATGGCCCACCCTGGCAGATGCCCCACCAACCGTTCCAAAGGAAACGTGCAATCGCTGGTCGCGTGGTAATCGCAAAGCTCGGCGAAATCATCGAACGCCTCGCACCCGTCGATGTTCAGAAACCGATCAGTTACGGTGTCCCAAAAAGCAAATCGGCTCCCCGCGAGGTTCACGTGACGCAGGTCTACGAATCTAATCACTTCGCCACCTGCAACGCGATGCAAACCAGAGCCGGCACGACCGCAACGATCAACGCCACCTTCGTGAAGAAGCGCACCCAATCCGACGAGTCAGGCGCCGGTGCACGGGGCTTGGTGGGTTCGGGAAATTTGAAGTCCATCATGGTTCCTTGGTTGGAAAGCCCAGATTATGGCGCCAATTGACGGATACGTCAATAGCAATCGCACCGTCCACCCAATCGCGCGCCACACCGTACAGCTTCGATACGTCCGCCTGGCACTTGGCCGCAGCGTCGCGCACGTTGCCGGGCAGCACGCGGTAGACCGAGATAGCCGATACCTGCGACCGGATGCGCGCCGAGAGCTCGGCCGCTTCGCGCTGCGCCTTGATCGCCTTGGCGCGGTGCCACTCTGCGGCCGTCATTTCGATTGCTCGTGATCAAGCGGATTGAACGCCACGCGAAATGAGTGCACGTCGACTTCATCGTCGCCCGGCTTCTCGATCTTCTGCAGGCGACTCTCGCCCCAGCCCAGATGGTTGCCTTCTTTGGTGCGCACAGATGGGTTGAAGAGCCAATGCGTTTCGCACCCGCCACCTGCCATCGCAGCTTCCAAAGGCGTGACGCTGCGGCCGAGCTCGTACACGTGGCCCACGAATTCCTGATGCCGCACACCGCCAGGCTTGAGCATCACCATATCGCCTGATTTCATTTTTCACCTCGTTCGTGCCGGGACAATTCCCGCGCAAGCCCGCTGCGACGGGCTGGCACTGGGGCTGTCAGTGAACGTGCGCGTCCAGCACCTGCATGCGGCGGAAGTGCGCCACCGCTTGACGCTTGCCGTGCGGCACAGTGCGGGCCGGGCCCTTGCCAATATCGCGCTTCGGGCTGAACGTCACGCCAGCGATCGACGCCTTGCGGTTGGTGCCATGCATGCCGGCGCCCACGATCCCGTAATAGACCTTCTTGGCTGCTTTCGATCCCGCCACCAGATTTTTCGGCTTGGCGACGGCGACCCGGTTGGAACGGTAGGTGCGCTCGGGACGATTCGCCATGCTGATGCGCATGGCGCCCAAGCCCGATATCGCGGCGAGGGCGTACTTTCGGGCTTCAGCAAAACGGGCTTCATTCTTCATGATCTGATTTCCTTGGTGATCCGGGACAATTCCCGCGTCTGCCACCCTGTCACGGGGCAGGCACTGGCGCTGTCTCAGGCGTAACGACGATCCAGGTATGCCGCTTGCTCGGGCGTCACGTTGACGATCAACGGAGAAATCGTGGCGTCAATACCCGCGCGACGAAGACGCTTCGCCACTCGCATTGCAGCAGCACGAGGGAGCAGGCGGCATTTGTGACCCACCGTTTGACCGAAGGTGTAGCCGGGGCGCGTGTTGCGGACTTGATAGAGTTTGCGAGTCTTCGTGGTTGCCATTTCGTTCCCTTAGTTCGTTGCGATGGCTCGATTATAGACGCTAATTGACGAACCCGTCAACTATATTTTCTTCTCGATTCCAAATTTTTCTTTGAAGGCGCATCCACACGAAACGTTCTGGCTCGATCGAAGTCGCGTCTCGGCGAACCAACCCTCTTTCCCGCACGTACAGCGGCACCAGCGCCAAGTGCGTCCCTTCTCCACCTTCGTTTCCCATCGGGCAGTCAGCCGACCGAACACGTCCCCGGGGTTGATCTGGTTGGGGCGCAGCTTTTCAAACTTCACCACCGGGCCGCTTTTTAGTTGATCAAACATGCTCATATTTCACCCATCAGCCGCTTGGCTATCTCCGCTGCCTGTTCCGGGGTGATCGACAGCGGTGCAGCTGCGATCCCGAGCGAACCCTCATGCTTGGTGCGGTCCACCAGGACGCCGAGAAACTTGCCCACGTTCACGCGCGCGGCCGTTTGGTCGTGCATCATCACTTCGATGCCGTATTTCGTGTACTTGTAGCCGGCGAGCAGGGCTTTCGCCTGGCGCGACAACTTGGCCGAGTCCTCGAGAAAAACCTCGCGCTCGCCCTCCCCCTCGCACGCCGGGCAATCGGGCTGCACCGGCAGGTTGCGCCGGAACCCGTAGCCGCCCTCCGCGCTCGGCAGCGGTATCGGTTGGCCCTCGCCCTTCGTGTCGGCCTTGGCGCGCCGCTTCTCCGCCTCGATGGTCTGGTGCACGGCGTCGGCGTACTCGGCCAGGTTGCGCCACTGGTATTTGTGGTCGATGCCGTTGCAGTACCGGCAGTTCAGCACCCGATATTTCACGAGCTCGGTGGGGTCCGCGTACCCGACGTCAATCTCGTGGGCCA